GTGAAAATATGCTGTGTCTGTCCGTGCTGGGATAAGTAAAACAATCGGATACCCCCCCCGCGCTTCCTCGAAAGCCTTTTGAACCCACTTGCCGATCTCGCGTCCGTAAGGCGGATTGCAGAATACCGCGCCGCCGTGATCCCAGCTTTGCGAAAGCCCGTCCGTTTCCGGCGTATAGTAAAGCGTGCATTTTGCCGTTTTGTCGGTCGCCGCCGCGTCAAGCACGAAGCCGAATTCTTCGTTCAGACGGTCGAAGAAGTCTTGCGGCGTACACCAATCCATTTTCTTTGAAGATAGAAGCGCACTATTCACCGCCGCCAGCCTCCTTTCCGGAAATCGGTTTTGTTTTCCCGTCTGCGAATGCTTTTAACGCCTTCGCCTTGCTGGTGTATGTTTCCGCCGTTTCAATCCCGCAGATCGGGCAGTACACGAAGTATTCTTTGTTTTCTTCGTCGGCGTATATAACCGCGTTTTCAACTTCTCCGCCGCAATGTGGGCATTTTGTCTTTTTTTCTGTGAACCCTCGCTTCTTTTCGGTTTTCGGCGTATCCTCTGTATGTTCGTCGGAAAAGAGGCGTACAACCGCCGCAACCTGTTCAAAGTCCAGATAAACGGGCTTGTTCTCCGTAATTCCTTCAATGTTGTATCCGGTCGCTTGTCCGAAGCCGTTTTGCTTGATCGTGAACTTGTCGCACTTGATAGCGAATTCCGAACCGCTCTTCAAGATAACGCGGATCGTCATTTTAGGCATTGTCCGCCACCTCGCTTTCGTCCCCGACGATCTCGCCCGTAGCAGGATCGACATTCAAGGAATATTGTTCCGGTTCAGCGGCACGCGCCAGCGCTTTCTCCCGCTCCCGAAGGTCAAGGGAAAGCGCGCATTGCTCCGTAAGCCTCTTCAAGTTATCGACAAACTGCTGGCTAATTACGTCATACGGCATAATCACCGCTTGAAGCAGGAAGCCCGCTTTCGCTACGATGTAGGGCGTTCCGCCGGGCGTGATCCGCTCGTATAGCTCCAGCACGTCTAAAATATCGGATACGGGCGAAAGATAGCGGCTTTCGATGAACACAAGCCCGCGCCGCGTCTGCAACGGCTTCAAGGTCTTTCCAGAATAGGCGATCGAAATTGCTTCCCGCTCGACAGGCTTTTCGTTCGCGTCTGTGTCCTCGAAGCTGATTTCCGAAGGAATGCCCGCTACTTGAACGAACCAATCTTCCCGCTGTTTTTCCGGAACGTCGAAAATTGTCAAAAGGCTTTCTTTGTCCAGCGCCGGAAGCCCTGTTACCGGATAAGCCGCCGCGCCGTCGCCGATGTATTGAACAACGCCGCCGCCTTCGGTGTACCGCTCATAAATAACGGCGTATTTGTTCTTCTTGCAGATCGCCGCGATATTTTTAATCTTCATCTTCCGCCACCTCGCTTTCGTCTGCGTCGTCCCGCTCCGCAATCGGCGAAAGGTCAACGCGGGGAACGCGGATCGCCAGCGCGATTTGACAACCGCAACGCGGACAATCAATCGCATTGAAGCGGGTAGGCGGTTTCGTTAAACACTCCGTAAACCCGCGCGGCTCTTCCGCAATGTAGATTTCTTCTTTTGTCGGCGTTACGCGGTATCCGCATACGCCGCACGTCTTTTTCTTTGTAAACATATTGAATAGCCCTCCTTTTGTCTAATATCTGCCGTAAACCCGAACGACGGTGAAGGGCTTGTCCGCCTTCGTCGCCGTTACGATCGCCGAAGTCATAAAGGACACGCGCAAGAAATCCCGTGCCGCCCGCTTTGCAAGCCTCCACGTAATCATTCGGGCGTTAGGTTCCTGCATTGCGTCGCCGTCCAGCGGATATTCGCAAACAAGAACCGTATTTCCGAAAGGTCGCCGCGCTGGGCGCTCCTTCATAAACTCTTTGTTGCCTTCCTTGCACTTGATAATTTCAAGCGCCTTCGGGAACTGCCAGCCGCCGTCCTGCTTCTTTTCTTTTGCCATAATTGCCGCCCCTCTCTTCAAAGCTGAACTAAATTCAAAACCGAAATAAGCCGATCCGTAATCTGCTTCCGGTGTAACTCCTTCAAGATCGCTTCTTCGTTCGCGTCGTAGTTTGCGGCAAGCGTTACGAAATACTTTAATTCCGGATTTGCCCGTTGCCGAAGCGAAAGACAAAAAAGAAGGCGATCCGTTACTTCCGCTTTGAGCGGATACACGGCAATTTCTCCCGTGTTCTTGTCGATCTCTCTACAAACGCATATCATTTCGCCCATAGCCGCGCCCCTTTCTAATCTTCATAAGGATTTTGTAAGCTCCAATCCCACGTTTCAACGTCTTTCCAGCCGATCGTGAAATGATTGTTCCGTCCGTCCCCTGTGAAGTACAGGTATTCAGCCGGAAGGACGCGCCCGACGTTCGTTTCTCCGTCCCGCTCCGCTTGATAGCGGATCAGCACGTCCGCCGCCAGCGTCGCAAGCTCCGGAAGAACGGGATAATCCGCCGAATATCCGGCGAACTGATACGGCGCTTCTAAAACCTCCAGCACGGTATCCGGAAAGCGGGGATCGTCAACGCGGTTCAGCACGCACCAAACGCACGCGGCTTTTTCCATATCCGAAGCAATCCCGCGCGCTTCTCCGTAAAGCATCTTTGCAAGCGCTTCAACCTCCGCCGCGTCCGGTATGTATTCCTGTTCCGGTGTTTCCGGCGCAAGCGTTAAAATCGGGGAAGGGGATATAATCGGCGTAGCCTCTTCCGAATGCCGTTCCGCTTTCGTTGTCCCGCTCCACGGCATAAAGGCGACAAGCGGGATCGCAACAATCACCATTGAAAGCGCCGCCGCGATCCGTCTTTGCTTCCTCTTCACAACGCCACCCCGTTATCCGCTTCAAGGGATAGCCACCATTCTGGATTGTTCCGGAAGCGCTCATTCGGGCAAGCGTCGCAATTCTCCGCCGCGCACCCGCTACAATACCGCTTTTGAAATTCCGTGTCCCACGGCGCTTCGATGATCGGAAGGGAACGCAAGAACCGCCCCAGCCCTTGCGCGCCCGCCGTGAGTGCTTCAAAGTTTGTTTTGCTCATATTGAATAGCCCTCCTTCTTAAAACGCTGTTCGGATCAATTCTCCGCCTTTTCTTTCTGTCGGGAAAAGCGCCCATTCTCCAGCGCTGTTTTTCTTGCAATTCGCGGGAATATGCCCTCTAAATCCTCCTTGTGTTCCCAGCACATTTCCTTTTAAGTCCGTGATCTGGAAAGCTCCCGTTTCGCTGTCCTGCCACCATTTCGCCGCAACGGTCTTTCCGTTGAAAAGCCGTACAGCGCAAACGCTGTATAATTGTGTATCTCCTTCGACGCATCTAAAAAGCGCCTTGAACGCATTTTCGGCGTGAACCTCTACTTTTCCCGAAAATCCGTATTCGCTGAAAAAAGTATCGAAGATCACGTATTTAACAGAAGCGCTCCACGTCGCGCATTTCATAGGCAACGGAAGGGATTTCCATTCTTCCATTGTCATAGCAGGATAAAAACCGATCTTCCCGTTGATAGGCTTTTCCGGTAAAAACTCTTTTGCCCTCTTCATATTGAATAGCCGTCCTTTCGTTACTGATTTGCGGCGCGTCTGTTTCCCCTGCGCCTAATGTTTTCTTGTGCCGTCGTCTGTGCAAGATCGGCGCTATATACAGGACGCTTGTTTTCGTCAAGTTCTCCCGTGTAGCCGCGTTTAAGCTCTTCGTAAATAGCGGCAACGCTTCTTCCGATCTTCGCGGCAATGTCCACCACTCTGTCGCCGTCGCTGTATAGCACTTCGATTTCGCGGCGCTGATCGAACGTCAAATACGAATATCCGTCCATTTTCAAGCCTCCTTTCGCCGCTTTGAATAAAAAAATAAAGCAGGAAAACCGTTTCGGCTTTCTCTGCTTTTAATGTTACTTCTTTCAATTTGGCTTCACAGCACGGTTTTTTTGTTGAACTGAGGGCATGGATAGAGTATACTAGTACCGTGTATGTGCCTTTGCGCGGCACGCCCGGCAGGCAAGGGGCCGCGCCGGGGCATACGCCCGCTTTTCCACAGCGTGCAGACAGAACGGAGTAGATGACTTTTGAATACGAAAATGACAAAGAAAGAGTTTGACAAACTGCTGGCAGATAAGCTGTTCAGCGAATTCGCAACAGACCTTGCCAGCGCCACCGATGAACAGATATACCGCGCGCTGGCGCTTATCGTGCGCGGCATGCTCAGTGCAAAGCGCAAAAGCTTCATGTCGCGCACTTACGGCGCCAACGGCAAGCAGGTGTACTATCTGTGCATGGAATTTCTCATGGGCCGCAGCCTGAAAACCAGTCTGTTCAACATGGGCCTTGCCAGTGTGGCCGAAGCCGTGCTGAAGGACCACGGCATCAGGCTGGACAATATTTATGAGCAGGAGCCGGACGCCGGCCTCGGCAACGGCGGGCTTGGGCGCCTGGCCGCCTGTTATCTGGACGGCATGGCCACAGACGACATTCCCGGCATGGGCTATTCCATCCTGTACGAATACGGCATTTTCAAGCAGAAAATCGTGGACGGCTGGCAGGAAGAGCACGCCGACAACTGGCTGCCCGGCGGCGGCGTGTGGCTGAAAAGCCACCCAGATCAGGCCGTGGAGGTGCGCTTTGACGGCGAGATAGAAGAGAGCTGGGACGGCTCGTACCACTGCGTGAAGCATAAAAACTATTCCAGCGTGCTGGCCGTGCCCAGCGACATGTTTGTGGCCGGGTATGACAGCGCGGGCGTCTCGAAGCTGCGTCTGTGGCGCGCCAAGGCGCCCGGCTTCGACATGAGCAGCTTTAATGCGGGCCAGTACGGCAGCGCCATTGCAAAAAATGCCAACGCCGAACTTATTTCCAAGGTGCTGTATCCAAATGACAACCATATGGACGGCAAGATACTCCGCCTGCGCCAGCAGTATTTCCTCTCCAGCGCGTCTGTCAACGACATTGTAAAAACACATCTTTCACAGTACGCCACGCTGGACAACCTGCCGGACAAGGTGGCTATCCATATCAATGACACGCACCCCACGCTTGCCATTCCCGAGCTGATGCGCATTTTGCTGGACGAGTGCGGCTTTGCCTGGGACCACGCGTTCGACATCACCCGCCGCACCTTTGCCTATACCAACCACACGGTGATGAGCGAGGCGCTGGAAAAATGGAACATCGACATCTTCAAAAAGACGCTGCCCCGCATCTATCAGATCTGCGAAGAGCTGGACCGCCGCTGCCGCGCTGATTTTGAGCGCGTTTTCCCCGGCGACACAGGCAAGATAAACTATATGGCCATTCTGGGTGACAACCAGGTGCGCATGGCCAATATCTGCTGTTATGTGTGCCACTCTATCAACGGCGTGTCAAAGCTGCACAGCGATATTATCAAGCAGAGCGTGTTCCACGACTACTTCCTGTACAGCCCCGGCAAGTTCACCAACGTCACCAACGGCATCGCCTACCGCCGCTGGCTGCTGGCCTCGAACCCGGCGCTGACACAGCTTTTGAGCGACACCATTGGCGACGGCTTCAAAAAAGACGCCTCTCTGCTGAAAAATTTCGAAAAATACGCGGCCGACCGAAGCGTGCTCAAGCGCCTGGAGGAGGTAAAGCGCAGCAACAAGGAGGCTTTTGCCGAGCATTTGAAAAAGGTGACCGGCCAGGTGATAAACCCGGCCAGCATCTTCGATGTGCAGGTAAAGCGCATGCATGAGTACAAGCGCCAGCACCTGAACGCGCTGAACATCGCAGCGCAGTACCTGTATGTGAAGAACAACCCGAATGCGGATGTGACGCCCAAGACCTATATCTTCGGCGCCAAAGCCGCGCCGGGGTATTATATGGCAAAGCAGATGATACGCCTCATCTGCAAGCTGGGCCAGCTGATAGATGCAGACCCGGCCGTGCGCGAAAAGCTTCGCGTGGTGTATCTGGAAGATTACTGCGTCACCACCAGCGAGCGGCTGATGCCCGCCAGCGAGGTGTCCGAGCAGATAAGCCTTGCGGGCACAGAGGCGTCCGGTACGGGCAACATGAAATTCATGCTGAACGGCGCCGTCACCCTCGGCACGCTGGACGGCGCCAATGTGGAGATAGCCGAGGCCGCCGGGCTGGAAAACGAAATCATCTTCGGCATGCGCACGCCGGAGGTGAACGATTTGAAAAAGTTCGGCTATCATCCCTCCGGCTTCATCAACGCCTGCCCGGAGGCCTCGCAGGTGCTGGATTTTCTGGAAAGAGGCTGGAACGGCGAGAGTTTCCACGAGATAGCTTCGAACCTGCGCACGTCGGACCCTTATATGGTAATGGCAGATTTTGCAGATTACCTGCGTGCCCAGCGCGATGTGAGCCGCCTGTATGCCGACAGAGACACCTGGAACCGCATGAGCCTGATGAACATTGCAAACAGCGGCATTTTCTCTGCCGACAGGGCCGTGTTTGAATATGCGCGCAACATCTGGCATGCCGAACCGGTAAAATAACTCCATTGCAGGAGAGAACGCCCGATGAGTTCCATTTATAACAGTTTCGATACCTTTCACAAGGCCCCCTCCGGCGCCGTGCGCGCAGGGCAGGCCGTCACCTTCACGCTGCGGGTGCCCGGTGAATTCGGCTGCACCACGCCTTATCTTGCCCTGCACAGGGACGGCGAAGAGCCGTCCCTGCTTGCGCTGCATGCCGTTTCCGGCGGCCAGGGCGGCGCACACATGCCGGACGGGCAGGCCCTGTTCACCATCACGGTGCCCATGCCGCAGCCGGGGCTGTACTTTTACTATTTTGACCTTTACACAGGCTACCGCAAGCTGTACCGCGGCGCCTTGGGCGAGGCCTATGTCACCACCGGTACAGGCGAAGAATATCAGCTTACGGTGTACGAGGCCGGGTTTTCCACACCGTCCGCGCTGAAGGGCGGCGTGATGTACCAGATATTCCCCGACCGTTTTCTGGAGGGCCGGCCCAAGCCCATGCCCTTTGCCGACCGCATCTACCGCGAAAACAAAAGCGGCGAGCCCTACTTCTGGCCCACAGAACAGGTGGACGGGTACTTAACGCGGGATTATTTCGGCGGCGATTTCGAGGGCATCCGCCGCAAGCTGCCGTATCTGGCCGGGCTGGGCGTAACCATGCTGTACCTGAACCCCATTTTTGAAGCACACTCGAACCACCGCTACAACACAGCAAATTACTTGAAGGCAGACCCGCTGCTGGGTACAAATGAAGAGTTTGCACGCCTGTGCGCCGAGGCAAAGCAGCAGGGCATCTCCATCATTCTGGACGGCGTGTTCAGCCACACGGGCTCTGACTCTATCTACTTCAACCGCGAGTGCCGCTACCCTGTGTGCGGCGCCTGCAACTCGCCGGACAGCCCCTATCGCCGCTGGTACGATTTTTCCCCGGCCTACCCATGCGGCTACCGCGCGTGGTGGGGCTTCGACACGCTGCCCGAGGTAAACGAAAACGACGAGAGCTACCGCCGGTTCGTCTGCGGCGAGGGCGGCGTCATCGACACCTGGCTCTCCCTTGGGGCCAGCGGGTTCCGGCTGGATGTGGCCGACGAGCTTCCTGACGATTTTATCGAGGCCATCCGCGCGGCCGTAAAACGCCACGGTGAGGATAAATACCTTCTGGGCGAAGTGTGGGAGGACGCCACCACCAAATTCAGCTACGGCGCGCGACGCGCCTATCTTTTGGGCAAGGGGCTGGACGCTGTAATGAACTACCCCTTCCGCAGCGCTGTGCTGGGATTCCTGCGCGGCGGCAGCGCGCGCAGCGCCGCAGATTCTATTCTGCGCATCTGCGAAAATTACCCTGTGCCCGCGCTGCATGTGCTGATGAATTTTATCTCTACACACGACACAGAGCGCGCCATCACCGCCCTTGCGGGCGAGAGCTGCGAGGGGAAAGACCGCTACTGGCAAAGCGGCCGCCGCCTTTCTCCGGAACGGTATGAGCACGGCCGCCGCCTTGTGTGCATGGCGTATGCCATGCTGTTCACGCTGCCGGGCATCCCCAGCATCTATTACGGGGACGAGATCGGCATGCAGGGCTATAAAGACCCGTTCAACCGCGCCTATTTCGACTGGAACAGCACTGAGGCGCACATCATCCCCGTGCTGAAAAGCCTGTCGGCCCTGCGGCGCCGCTGCCCTGCCCTTGCGGACGGCCAGCTTTTTGTGCGTTATGCCGAGGGCGGCGTGCTCTGCTACGAGCGCCGCGCCGCGCACAGCGCCCTCGCCATATGCCTCAACTGCACGGCGGAAAGCGTGCAGGCCGCCCTTCTCGGGCAAACCGTCACCGTGCCGCCCTATTCCTTCGAGGTGCGCACGGCGTAAGCCTGCCGCCCTGTCTGTCAAACCGCCGTCATCCGCGCTATTTGCCAGGTTCTTCCTTTTAAGGCCTTTTGCCGGGTTGCCCGGCACACAGTGCTTCTCCACCGGCAAAATGGCGGACGGAGGGCTTGGCCCTTCACCCGCCACGGCATCATCAAGCCGGGGTCATCCCTGCCCGTTGACGCCGCCTTTCTTTCTCCATCGTCGGCCTTGCCGGCGGCATTTCCACCTTACACAAAGGCCACTTGCCTGCATGCAGGCAAGTGGCCCTATTTTTTGAAGCGGTGCCCAAAATACAACACATCGGCCTGAAAGAATACAAATTCAGGCCACGCGGGTATACTGCGTCACTATCTCCTCCGAGCTTCCGTCCAGATAAGAATACACTGTCATGGCCGCACCGTCAGCACTGGGCTCAAAATAGCCATAGCCGTCCGGCGTCATATACTCCACCGCCAATGCGCCTTCATGTGAAACCGCCACATTGTTCAGATACATCTCAGCACCGTTCAAAGAAAACTCCGTCACTTCCAGCGTCTGGCCGTCAGCGCTGGCCCATGTGCCCATTGCAAGGCGGGCAACGCTCACCGGCGTTTCAGCCCCGGCCTGTACGCACAGCCACTTCATAAAGGAGTTCACCTGCTGCGGCGTGCAAATATGGTAGGAATCTGCGTCCATATCTCCGTTTTTATACACAATACCGCCCATCACGGAAAGGCAGGTGTCGCCATCGCCCAGCGGGAAGGCAGAAAGCGCCAGTTCGATAACGGTGTCATCCACAAGGCAGCGCAGGCTGCCATTGTAAAGGTTCATGTCCTCTTCGTCCGGCTCTGCGTCAGACCATCTCACATCGTCCGCCACCGCGTCCAGCATGTCGCCCAGGGTATAGGCATCGCTGTAGAACAAATAAGCGGCGCGGCCCGCTTGCTCCAACGCGCCTGCCTCCAGGATATCTGCGGGGACATCCTCAGCGAAAATATGGGATTCCGTCAATATCTGGCTGTATTCGGCGGGCACTGTGGCATCCGTGAGAGCCGTATACATCACGGTGCCCGCATGCTCTTCCAATTCGCCGTCCGGCACACCGGCAGATGGCCCGCTTTGTGAAATGAGCACATCGCCCGGGTCATCCACTGAGGGATAGCCGGAATGCATCGCAGCGCCCGCGATGCCCACCGCGCTCAGAGACGTCCCGATGATGGACAACACCACATTCAGTGCAATGGCACCCACCAGCAGGCCCGTCTTTTTGGGCACGCGCGCATCGCCTTTGCACAGATTATAGTAATAGCGGTTGAACGTGGCGCCGTTATAAATGGAAAGGCCCAGAGACACCAGCGAAAGCACAGCTGAAAGCAGGAATACAACAAGCAGGCCGGTGGGCACCACACCCATGGCAGCCATATACATACTGTCCACCATGATGCTCATCTCCACGCCCACCAGGACCATGGTAAGCAGCCAGGGCAGTGCATATAAGGCCAAAAAACGTTTTATACACCCGCGGTACAGCGTGTGCCAGAAACCGAGAAACAGCGCCGCAAAGTTGAAATGGGGCTTTCCGCCGTTTGCAATCAGCTCAAATTCACGGGCGTAATAGGGGTTCACCCCGGCAGCCGGCCCATTT